ATGTAATAGTATTGGCAGTTATATTATTGCCAGTAATGGTGTTTCCTTGAATCTCATTACCAGTGATACCACCAGTGTTAACAGTAATACACGCATTGCTTAACGCTATGAGTGGGGCAGGATTGACAATAAACTGTGTATTGCTTAATACGCTAGAAACTATTGTATTAGCAGCAACATTACCAGTACCTGATGTAATACTAATAATACCACCAGTTTGCAAGTTAACAATTGGATCAGTTGTTACGAGAGTACCCGTAGAGTTAGCATTACATGCCGACTGCGATATAGGAGAACTTACATTTGCCCCTGGCCAATTCACAGCAGTACTTGAGTTTGATTGTATACCGACTTGTCTATTTCTAGCAGTCGTTGACCAATAAATGTTGCCTGAAGTAGGAATATCGTTTACTGTAATACTGTACGCTTGATTATTGATTAACGGTGCACCATTGCTGTTATACACACTAGTATAGAAACTATGGTTGTTAACATTGCTATCAAAGCCATAGTTAAAGTCAAGATATTGAACAAGCCCCACATTTGATACATTACCACTAACATCAATAAAGTTAAGCGTGGTACTAACATTTACTGCTGCAATTGGAATATCTGGTACACTAATAATGTTTGGATCTTGTAGACCAGTATTGTCTGCTGGAATGAAGTCGGTTATATCAAGATCATCATCGTAGATAGTTGCATTGTATTCAAACGCAGTCAATCTTGCAAATAGATTACCCTCGGCATCTTTTTCTTCAACGACATTGCTGACACGAAACAGTTTATTAGTCCAGCCGTAAACTTCGTTAGTGACTTTGATTATATCACCTGCTTCTACCTGAATACCAGAGTAGTCAGTTTGCATGGTGATGATTAAGTCTTCACGGCCCTGTAAAATACGGCGAATAGCAATAAACTTAGCCTGAACATAGTTGTTTACTAAGTCATTCTTAAGTGTCAACTTGTTTAGTGGTTCGTTCTCACTTAATAGACTTGGGAAATCATCTTGCAATGCGATGAAGATGAAGTCTAACTGATCCTTAATGTTTGTGTTAGGATACTGATATTCTACCTGATTGAATGTCTGATTCAAATCAGTTGGATTGACTTGAATACCGCTAGTTAGATTGTTGTTTGTAACGCTATACAAATCATTAATCGTAATTGCGTCTGGCGTTTCATCATACGCTTTGTTAATTACAACTTTCCATTGACCAGTCAATTCAGTGTATTGCATCCAACTATCACACGCATCCACCATTTCTTGCAAGATAGCAAGGCAGTTTTTAGTTGTGTCAAGCGGGCCATTCAAGCGATAACGAACTTGTGTGGTAGTTGGGCCTCCCCCCATCGGAGTATAAACGATAGGCTTATCTGAATAAGTGTTTAATGCAGTTAAACTTGCTGTATTGATAGAACTTAATGGTACCCCACAACCATAACGATCATTGAGCAAGTAATCCTTAATACAATCGCCAGGCTTTGTTCTTGCGTTTGTAATCTTAGCAGTAACAGCACCTAATGCAGTTGTGCCAGCATCTTGATTGTACTTTACTTTGACAATAACAAACGCAGTGTTAGTCATTGCTGCTGATTGTCCACCAGCAGTATAAATGCCTTGATTCCATCTTTGGTCTACTGGAATACTTGCATCACTCATAATGTCAATTGCTGATAAGCCGCCGGTGTTTGTACCACTGAATGAACCATTAGGGAAAGTATAAACGAATAGATTACCATTAATCTTTGTATCAACTTCTGCTCCACCAGCAGTGTTTGTTGACAATGATGTAACTTGTGCACCACTTAATGCTGCTAACTTACCGTCATAGTAAATCTGGTCAAATGTAATTGTGTCGGGCGTATCGCCAGGCATAGTGTTTGTAACTTCTGCTAATGAGATACAATACCACATTGTTTGCAAATCTGTTGATATCTTTGCATCAATAATACTACCACCAACGAATGCAGTACCATATACTACTGGAAGTTTGTTGTTAGTTGCAGGTGGTAACTGAACACGACCACCGGAAATAGCATCTTCTTGCTGAGTTGTGCCGCTTGATCCTCTTGGTGCGATAAGTCTTGATACGCCGAATGCAAGACCACCTGCGATAAGACTGGTTGCGATAGTGGCAACGACACCCGTAATACCAATTGCACCTACGATTGCTGCTGCGATTGCTGTGAAAATTGCCATGTTATACTCCTGCTACCCAAACTTCTTCAGTCTTTTTGAATCCAAACTTCTCAAACTTAAGATCAGGAGAGTTCGTCATTTTAACCATGCTGTATGCAGTAATTCTGCCGCTATCTACCATCTCATCACACTCTTTTACATACTGTGCAAGTAGTCTATAACCAGCAGTTGAACCACGATATTCTTCATCAACCCAGTATACAATCTCACGCAGAATGCGAGTGTCAGGGTCCCATACAATAGAGTCAATCATACCAATAAGCATACCTGCTAATTTGCCATCTTTTTCAGCAACTAATGCTAGTCCGCGCCCTGCCATGATGTGTGCATACACAGTAGCAACATGCGTTTCGTTATGAAAGCCATTACTAATCTCAGTTGGTCCCTGCATCTTGAAACGATGTAACATTTCTAAGATTTCTGGGAAATCAAACTTGTTTGCGTGTCTTACTTTCATTAGTTCATATTCACATTGAAGCCACCAAAGTCTCGGCCCCCACCGAAACCTCCGCCGCCACCAAAGCCAGTGCCTGCGGATGATGTAGTTGATTTCTTCTTTGGATCCATGCCAAAGTCAAATGTTTGGTCTGCGATACTATAGACATTGTTCATTGAACTGTCTGTTGAGTTGAACACTTGCCAACTGCTTTTGTTCGTCTTACGACCTGCAATACGATTCTCAAGAACAGTCTTATAACTACTTGCGTTAACCGTAACAGTAAAGTTATCAGTGCTTCCACCGAAATTAGTTTCCATATCTTCACCAATACCATAACTTGTAACAATGCCAGTGAATCTTGGATATGTGTTAGTTAAGATGTAATTGTTGTTGTAGAAGCCGCGTAAAATTTCAAGTTTACTACCCTTAATTTTGGTACCTAATACAATTGCAATATTGTTGCCACTAATACCTGACAATGCAATGCTTGTATCAGCAGATGTAACACGCAAGTCACGAGGTTGCGTACCTGCTGCTAACAACCCACCAAGTGGTAGATACACTGTGCCATCAATTGTTTCTGATTTGTAGGCACTACTAAAGGTGTGAATAGTAACATTTGCACTGTTCCCATATTCGTTATAAATTGTTAATTTCACAAACTCTGCCGTATTGATAAACGGCGGACTATTTGCTACTTCTGGTATATTATCCATTCATTTGTTCCTTATGCTGTCGCAACCCATTCATACAAGTTGAATGCGTCACTAAACTCTAATAATGCGTTATTGATTGTTGTTCCATTGCTTTTTAATGCGCCACCAGGTACTAACTTGTAAGTAGGCATGTTAGGGCAGAACACATAGAATTGACAAGCGTTACCTACAGTAATGTTTTGTGCTGCTACGGGCCCGGTAAGAATGTTTGGTCTGTTAGTAGTTACTGTAACAGTTGCATCATTTCCTCTTGTTACTTGCGTTGTGCTTGTAAACGGAAATGTGTAAGTACCAATCTGTATCAAATCATTTGGCTCAAACAATACACGAGTACTAGCAACTGCAGGTAAATTAGTTAATACAAGTTGATCACCAACAAAACTTTGTACAGTAACAGTATTTAATTGTGCTGTACTTAATGAACCTTGATACTTAAAAATCCATGACAAGCAAGCATTGTTGCCAAATGTAATAACTTGTGGAGTATAACGGTCTAATGTATCAAGTTGTTCCATCAATGCTCTTGCTTCGTTATAACGAAGACTTGAGGGCATATCTAATACAAAACGCCAAGGATTAAATGTTGGCGTAGCACTTGTACGAGGTGATTCATTGCGAGTGTACTGAATGCCAACCATTTGACGACGGTCAATCGTCAAGCCATTGCATTTGTCAATTATTGTTTGTAATCCTGACATAGTTTGTTCCTATTAAGTTCCGTATGGCATTTCTTTACGAGCCATCAATGATGCTCCGAGTAAAGATTTGCGATTCTCAACAAACATCTGTGCTACTGAACGACTGTCAATTGCGCTGATATTGTTGGTGATGTATGTGTTGTTGACAACTGGTTGTATTGATTGACCGCCGCCTGTATTCTTATTCAATGATGCATTAGTCATGATAGAACCAGCACTGTTAGGTACAAATAATTCTGGACCTTGTTCCCCTACAAGATATGGCTTGTTAGCCATTGTAGGACCACCTGCAGCAAGACCACCAAATATTGATTTACTAATAATACTGAAAATGCCAACAGCGGCTTTCTTTAATGCTATCTTAGCCAAATCAGCAATGATACTACGAGCAAACTCACTAAACTTAAACTTACCAGTATCAACAAAAGTATCTATGGCATCACTCATGCGATTCCACAATGCCATTGATTGCATTTGTGCTACATTATACTCACTAAATTGTTCTTCTAATGAATCTCTTACTGCTTTAGCACCAGCAGCAGCCGAACCTTGCTTTTGCTTTTCAAAGTTAATTTCAGCGCCAATGTTTTTCATTGCCTGTTCATGACGCTTTTGTTCAACACTCATTTGAGTATTGATACTATCAATCTGAACAGTGTCCTGGCGCTTTTTAGCATCAGCCAATTCTGTTTCAAGACGACCCATCGTACCCTTGTGCCTTGTTTCTGCTTCAATTATCTTGGTCTTATCACCGAGTTCTCTCTCGCCGATTTCACCCTTAATAAGTTTTTCTCTTTCAGCAGCAACTAATCTATCTCTTTCTGATTCAGTCATTAGGTCAATAAGTTGCTTTTGATATTCCAAAGCATTCTTTTGCAGACCAAGTTGAACTGTTCTTTCATATTCAAGTTGGTTAAGTTCTTTGGTTTTATCTACCTGTGCTTGCTTTTCAGTAACTTGCTTTTGTAATTCTTCAATTACGCCAGTGTTTGCTTTCTTGCCTTTTTCACGCTCCTCAGCAATCTTAGTTTCTAATGCTCTGATTTCTTGAGCAGCCTTGCTTTGTACTTGAGCATTGGAACGAATGAGATTTGCTCTATCGCTATCTAATCCAATAACATCAATGCCAATCTGTCTTAGTTGATTGGCTTCTTTGTTTTGATTAATAAGTTCTACTGTAGTCTGGCGGGCACTATCTAATGCTTCTTTTCTTTGTTCTGCTTCACGCTGGGCATCGGATTTACCGCCGCCTCCACCACCTTTCTTTGGTCCCGCAGCACCAAAGCCACCACCAGTGGGACCCAAATTACCTTTAGGAATACTTGGAACAGGAGGAGCATTCATTGCTGCTTGTTGTTTTTTATATGCTGCCTTTTCTGCTGGCGTCATATCTCTTTCATATGTATAGAAGCGATTAGACGCAGGTGTTGAACCAGTTAGTTCGCTTACGCCAAATATATCTGTTCTTACTTTACCGCGAGAAGCAGCCTCTTGGTCAAGTGATGCAGCCTGTTTTCTTGCATTATTAATGTATATTGCAAGACGACCGAATGCAGCAATAAGTTTATTTTCAACACTGGCTACAAGACTATCAATTGCAGATTGATATGCTGCAAGTTGAGCAATTTCTTCATTTTTGAATGGATCATTAACTGCATTAAGTTTTTCTAAGTCAAGTCTATTGATTGATTTACCCATAAGGTCAATACTTGCCGCATATTCCTTAGCAGTAATTTCACCATCTTGATATCGTTTAATGATATCACCTAAGATATCTCCGCTTTCTCGTACTTCTCCATTAGAATCAGTGACATATACACCAAGGTCTTTGAAGGCTTGCTGCATCTTTTGATTGCCTGCAGCGGCTTCTTGTGTACTTTGATTTAGTTTAGCAAGAATCTTTTCAAAGCCGTCAACATCTCCACCAGCAGCAATGACGCTTTGCTTAAATGATAATACTTCTGAAGCAGTGAATCCAGTTGCATCGGCAAGGTCTTGTAATTGATCGGCAACAGTGATTGCCTTCATGCCAAGTCCAATGACAGCAGCGCCTACAGCAGCAAATGCAAGAGAAGCAGCGCCTCCCATTCTTCCTAAGGAACCTATCATTCCATCAGCAAAGTTATTTCCTGTTGATGCGACACTACTAAAGGTATCCCCCAATCCCTTTAAAGCGCCCTGCAATTTACCTACAGAACCAGAACCATTGAGTTTGTTTACGCTTTTGTCAACATTATCAACGCTTGTCTTGAACTTGTCAACTGCTGCTTGTCCCTGAACCTGTATTTTGATTAGGAAATCACTGATCATAGCCATATTACTTTACCTTTGACTGAATGTAGTTTTCTAAGTATTGAACTGTAGGCTCAATCAAACC